TTGCCCGACATTTGTGGCCGTGAAGCCGTGCGCTACTTTGGTAACTGTGATGGACGTGGCGCTGTTGATCGTGCAGGCCAAACCTTCACCAATCATGTCGGCCAACATCACAACGAAATTGTTGTTTGCGATGCGCTGCGAGAGGATTGTCTTGTGCCGTTGAATGACCGCGCCTCGGAAGCTCGTCACCGACCGCGCCAAAAACTCGCTATTGGCCGTAGTGCCTGCCGCGACCACGAGGTTGCTGGATGACTGTGAGACCGTAATACCCGTGCCCAGGCGCCGTTGCGTCAACTCGGGCGCCAGCAAGCCAGAACCGGATGCCGCGAAACCCACGCTCCAGATATCCGCCGGCGCCTGCCGCACCACCGCGCCGCGGTCGCCATAGAGGGGATGCGAGGTCCGCACGTCCGGCTGATTGGCGGCCGTTGCGGCGCCCGAAGGCAACGGCAGGGAAGCCGCCGAAACCGGTACCGCAGTCGCCCGTAATTCGGCATCCGTCAACGGGCCAGATACCGGCACCGCTGCCGCGCGAAGCTCCGCATCGGTCAGGGCGCCTGTTACCGCAATGCCGCCGGGCGCCGTTACCGGCATCGGATTGGCCGCGCTTACATCAACCGCAACGCCATCACCGCCGACGCCAAGCTTTACCCGCTGATGAAGAACGCCGCCGATATCATCAGCCGCAATGGTGGCGCCAGTGCCGGGCGTATAGCCTACATTGTCCGCCATCAGTCCTCAATCCTTTCGCCAACGTAGGAACCATCGGCGGCCTTCCGCACCACAACCTTAGCCTTGCGGGATTTCTCCGATTGCGCGTGATTGGCGTCCAACTTCTCCACCATCTGGCCCTGGCTTTGCGCTAGGCTTTCAATGGCAGCGCCAGCATCAGCAAGCGCCATGCTCATAGCCTCAATGGCCGGCGCCATTACCTTCTGAATGCCGCCGTTCTGATCCACCACAATCAATGGCGGATTGCTGTTGGTCTCGCGTTGCGGCGCTTCCACCACGGCGCGGGCCTTTTCGCGCTCCATCTCAACATCGGCCATCGCCTTAATCCGCGCCACTTCGGCATTCACGCGCGCCACTTCGGCCTGCATCCGGGCCTTTTCAACATCGGCCTCGATCTTCGCCGCCTCGCCGGCCTGCTTGGCCTGGATCATCTCGGGCGAAAACTCCGCCGCGATCTTCTGCGCTTCCGTCTTGATCTTCTCGGCATCGGCCAATGCCTTTTCGGCCTGGGCAATCAAGTATTGCTGCTCCGGCGTAGGCGGCGGCGGCTGTTGCGCGGCTTCCGCCATCGCTTTCGCCTCTTCCTCAGTCGGTTTCAATACGCCAGCCTGAACCAATTGCTTGCGGAAATACTCCCGCACTTCCTCAATGCCCTCGCCTTCCATGTTCATCATGGCCATGGCTTGCAGCACCTTTTGAGTTTCCGGATCGGGCGTAATGGCCATCATGCCGGTCAGGGCGCGCACAGTAGCCGCGCGCTTGCTGGAACTGGATGGCCCAACCGTTACCGCAACGTCAAACTCGGCATCAGATAAATCGTTCTCATGTTCCACTTCGCCCTCTTCGCCCATCACCGGGCGCATCAGCTCAACGGTGGAAACCTCGCCTTGCGCGCCAATGCCCTTCATTTTGCGGCCAGGTTCAACAAAAACATCCTTGGCCATGGAAAGCCAAATCTCGCCGCAACGCTTCACGGCCTTCGCCATGTTGGACATGTAAATGAAAGCCTGCATGTCCAGGCGTTGCTGGATCATCTCCACGGCTTTGCCGGAAATGTTGGAAACCATCTTATCGGCCTGCTGCGCCGAACCAAGGATTTCCTGCATATCCGTTTCAGTTACCTGCAACATGCCGGCCAGCGCAGGTGGGATTACCGGCGGCTTGGTATAGGCAACCGGGCCACCGGCCTGCTGATTGCCACTGGCGTCCGTGATCGGGTTCAATAACAGGTAAGGGTAATTCTTCAGGTTATCATCGGCCCACATCTGCTGGTGGCCAATAACCTGCTCCGGCGTCAGGATCGGTTTTTCCACGCTGGACAGCGCCGCAATCTCGCCCAGCTTCGAAAGCTGCATATTCTTCAAGCGCTGCGCATCCTTGGCCAGCCGCACATGGCCCATGCACCGCTCGACGTTATCCACAAACCATCGCTTGCCATATACCGGCACAATCGGGATATGCCGCCCGGCAATGTATCCGCAATCCTCAAGAACCTTGGCGCCACTCAGGATGTATTTGCGAACCTTGCGCCGCTTCACTTTCTTGCGGCGCATCTCTCGCGCGCCAATCGCGGCAAGACGGTCCTCTAACTCTTCATCCTCATCAAACTCGGATTGAGAATGCTTTTCCTCTTTTCCGTCAAGCATCCGGAATATCCGGATAGTTTCGGAAACCTCTTCCAGCTTGTAATATTCCGCAACATAAACAACATCTGGCGTTGCCCAATCAAACTCAAGCTGCTGCACTTCCTTTGGCCAGCTTGCCGGGCTATCATTCCATTCGCGCTCATAAGCCTGTGGCGTCATGGCGGTTAGTACAAAGCAACACTTGGCATCGGCCTTATCTTGCCGCTTGGCGTCTAGGTCGAACCAAACCGAACTATCGGCGTCAAAGATCGGTTCAATGCGGATGCGCTGCTTATCGTCATCCTCATCTTCCTCGTTGACGTATTCCGTCCGCAGCCGCCAGGCGCCAAAGCCGCCGCCAACCGCCTCTTCGAAAGCGTTGTCATAGGCTTCCTCGGCTACGCTGTCTTGCTCATCGGCGCGGTAAAGATCGTTGCAGGTTTCCGCAAGCGCATCATCTTCCCGGCCTTCCTTGGACACAAACGCCACGGAGATGCGGTTGTTCCGAAACTCATTGAAGATGCGAATGACGGACAGGTGAACCTTATTCACCTCAAACTTGGGCTTGTTTTCAAACTGCTCCGAAAGCGGGCCTTCCCATTGGGCGCCGGCAATGCTGTAAAATCGCCGATCTTTGAGGCATTGCAGCCGCTCATCGCGCAAGGCGGATTGGATGCGGTCAAACTCGGCTGTTGCCTCCTGGTGGAGGTTTGCCCATGCCTGCTCTCGGGATATGCGCGCCATGGGGCGGCATATTAGCCCCAGCGATGGGCCGATGGCAAGGGTATAATTGCGGGGCGGCTTTCTACCTTGGCCCGCCGGACCCCCTCGCAGGCGTAGCGCAGGGCATCAATGACGTGGTTCTTTTTATCCTCTAACACCGGCAAGATGCGGTCAGTTAGCGGATCGCGCTTGTAGGAATAGAGGGTCAATTCGTCGATCGTATGCACGCATCGCGGGTGAACCACGATATCAAAGGACTTCAACCATTCCACCCCCTCTTCCAGGGATCGCGGCCCTTTAACCGCTGGGAAGATGCGCGGGAAGCCATGCTTTCGCATGTGCGAGATAGTCTCGGGCCTGGCGCTATCGGCGGTCATCGGCCATTTCTCGGCCTCTGGCACCGTCATGAACAACTCGGGGATGTTCACGATTTCGCATCCCACCTGATAGGCTTCGAAGTCAACGTAAAGCGTCCGTCCTATGATATGGCACCTGACCAGCACGGTCGGGTCAACACTGAATCCCCAGTCAGCGCCTAGCCGGTGGATTGCATCGCGCGGGGCTTCAAACTCCTCAATCCGCCAGTTGCGGAACACGCGCGCCTCGCTGTTGGCAAGGTATCCGCCAAGCCAAACGTGATTGTATTTGTCCGGATCGCGGCGGCGGTCATACTCCATTTCATCCCGCAAAACGTCCGGAAACCAAGGGTTCTGATCATAGTTAACGCCTAGAACCACGGCGTCCTTGGGCGGCGTATCGCCCCTTAGCAGGTGATCAACCGGGTCCGATTTTTCGCGCGGGTTCCAGGTAAACCATAACTCGCTGCCAGGCTTGCGGATCGTCGGGCGCAGCATATCTAGGCTGGTTTGGCTTAGGCTTTGCGCCTCTTCCACCCATGCCCGGTCATAGCCTTCAAGCGATTTGATGCTATCGGCGGTGTGGGTTTTCATGCCTTGGAAGATGATTCGGCCATCGCCGCGCCGGTTTTTGATCACGGCTTCCTGGACTTCGAAGTAATCCCCGGCGCCTAGGGCTTCAATCTTGGTTTCCAGCAGGCGTTTGACGGATTGGGCAAGGCTCTTCTGGTTCTCACGCACGCAAACGGAATAGGTGTTTGGGTCCAGGATATGGGCTTCAATCATCGCCTCGGCAAAGAAATGGGATTTGCCGGACCCGCGCCCGCCCCAAGCGCCCTTGTAACGGGAAGGCGCCAGCAGCGGCCTTGCCCATGCTGGGGTTTGGATTTGCAGGGCTGTCACTTGCGCTCCGCCGGCTGGCAGATCAGGTCGCGCAATTCGTGGTCAGGGTGCATCCTGGCGCGGATATAGGCTTGCCCTGCCACGCAGCTGCGATGCGCCAGATAGCCCGGCTCGCAGCCTTGGCCGGGCGCGCATATCAGGAAGGTCAGGATCATCAGCATCAAAAATTCCCGGTTCCAATCATCACGGCAGACTTCCACCCCTTAACGCCGTGTTCACGCTCTCGCGCTGATTGAAGCGATACGCCAGCCGGGCCAAGCGTTGAAGAAGTTAAGGGGCATCTTTATCCACTATCACGCGCTCAATCTTGGTAATCAATGGCGCGTCATCATCGCCGGCCAATGTCGCCTTGCTCTCGGGCGGCATAATCCGGTCCAGCAGGTTTACCGCCGCTGCATGGCCTTGCGGATGGGCAGGATCAAGCGCGCGGGCCATCTGGGCCTCTAGCAACGCCTGGCGCCTTTCTGCGATGCTGCGGCGGATTTCTGCCGCTACGGCCCTGCCTTCGCTCTTTGTCCAAGCGGGCGGCTGTGGCGCCACGCCAAAGGCCGCGCGGGCGGGTTCTCCTCTGGCCGGGCCACCTGTTCCGGCACCACGCGCAGGGATACCGGTGCCTAATTTCCGCGCGCGGGGGGTTTCTACCATGTCGCGCGTCTTTTCTACCATCGCGCTTTTCCTTTTGCGCGTTCATGATCGCCCCAGAGCATGAGCGCGACCAGCGCCAGCACGGAAAGCAAATGGCCTTCTTGGGCGAGGTGGATCATCACGCAGCCTAGGCCAAGGCTGATCCAGGTGAATGGGTCTTTCAGTTGTCGCATCATGCGCGGCGGCTCCTGATCGGTTTGGGGGTTTTAGCATAGGGATGGGCGGGACGGGAAGGGTTTTTCATCAGGCAATCTGCGATGGCGGATGCAAGCCCGGCGGGCGGGTGTGGATATTCGCCAATCATGCCATTTTCGGCCCATTTTTGCCACTCTTTATCCCATGCGTCGAATGCTGCCTTTCGGCTGGCTTTTGTGGGGTAATTTGCAGCGGGATCAAGGGCTTGCGCTTGTTTTGGCGGTTCTGCGAATAGGTTTAGCTGGCTTTTTGAGGTTGTCATTTTTCTGAGGTTGTCACAGTAGGTTGTCACTATGTAACCCCTTGGAATATATAGATAGATGACAACCATGACAACCTATGACAACCTTTTCCAACATTCTATATACGTGCGGGGGTAGGAATGTTGGCGCGGTTTTTGATGTCATGGATGTCATTTCCTTTTTTTTCAAAGGGTTGAGGTTGTCACAGAAGATGTCACAGGTTGTCACAGGTTGTCACTCAGGGTGGCAACCAAAAGCGGGACGTGCCGCTGCGCTTGGATTGCCAGCCCATCCGGGTGAGGATGCTGGCCACGCGCATTTGTGCCGCCCTGTTTTGCATAGCGACGGGCATGCTTATAGCATTTTCCAGGATTGATGGAACAGTTATTTTTGCCAAGCCTTCAATGTAGTCGGAAATTTTGCCGTGCCATGGATCTTCGATCATCCTATCTTCTTGGTTTTGTTGTGCTTCCTCTTTGGCTTCCTGATCGTCAAGCCAATGCGTTTCACCTGCTTTTTCGCGCGCGGCGGCTTCTGCCCAAAGCTGATTTCGGTTTGCTGCCACCCATTCCGGGTTGCAGGCTATGCAATCGAATGGCCACCAGCGGCGGTTTCCGGTGGCATCGCGTAGCCATTCTTGGGCATTGGTGGTGCCGAAAAGGACGCCTTGCCGGGGTATCTCGATGATCTGCCGGCCATAGGGCGGGCGGTATCGGTCAACGGTGCGGGTTAGGAAGGCTTTGACGGCTTCCGCCTCGGTGGCGAGGATTTGGGTAAGCTCGGCCATCTCTAGGCCCCACACGCCACGCAAAGCCATGGCGGCGTCTTTGTCGCCTAGGTTATCGGGCAGGGCATCTGAGAACCATTCTCCGAATAGGGCAGCGAGGGTGGATGACTTGCCGGCGCCTTGCGGGCCTTGTGCCACCGGGGCATGGTCAAACTTCACGCCAGGGCGGCGCACGCGGCGCACGGCGGCTATCAGGAACTTGGCGCCTATGGCTTGCGTATATGGCGTCAGGGGCGTTCCGAAGGCGCTATGAAGCCATGTGTCTATTCGGGATAGGCCATCCCATTCTAGTGCGTCCAGATATGCCCTGATGGGGTGGAAACGGCTCCTGGATGCTTCCGCCTCCATGGCATCTTCCACGATATCGCGCTTGATGCGCGGCATAGCGGTGCGCTGTAGGTAAGCGGTGATTAGGGCCACGTCGCTGCGCAGCCATGCGCGGGGGTATGGGCCGGGCGCTGGGGTGTCGCCTTCCTGGGCAAGCGGCGGCGGGCGCAACAGATAGGCTTGATCTCGGAATTCGTCATATCCGGCCAGGTCGCGTAGGTTTTCATCGGCGGCGAAAAGGGCGATGGCATTGGCAAGGCTGGGGACGGGCTGGCCCCTATCGTCCAGGGTTAATAGGCCTTCCATGGAGGCTATGCGCTTGCGGTGACGGGTGGCGCTGCGGTCGCGCTGGCGGAATGCGGCGATGATAGGGTCAGTCACGGCGGCTTTCCTCTATGGCTTCGGAAAACAGGATATTAAGGATTTCGATTGCGGCGGTTTCTACCGGGACGTCAAAGCGCCAGGCGTAAAGCTCGTATAGGCCTCGGCCTTCGGCGGTGCCGCGTATTGTGTGCCATTGCCAGTTATCGGCGTTCAGCTTCACGGTTTCGGCTAATTCTTCGGCGCGCAAGGCATAGCTGGCGCCAACCTCAAGGAGGGCGGTGTCGAACATCATTGGCAGCAGCTTGGCCGCGTGGGGTTCTATGCTGGCATGGCGCGGGTAATATCGTTGCGGCCCGGATCGCCAGATGGCGCGGCGCCGGCTGTAACGCTCCCCGCGATGCGCGGCGGCGTCTGGAATGGCGAATGGGCTTTTCATGGTAGGACGATTTGGCCCCATAGGCGGTTGATGTCTGCGATGTTCTGGAATGTGATCATGTGCGGCCCGCGCGCTACGGCCCATGCGATGCGTTCGAATTGATCACGGGGCACGCATTGGCGCCATGTGGTGATGAGGCTGTAGCCTCGGCGCCAGGCTTTATCCTGGACCTCTTGCGGCGGCGGGAAAAGGGTGTATATATCGGCCATTGGGTTTATCCTCCCTTTGTGCGAACTTGGCCCCAAGCGTTAGCGCGCTTGGGGTTTTTTCATGTGGATGTAATACGCATCATAAAGCGCCTTGGCGGTTTTGTCAGGCGGAAGATCGGGCGATAGCGGCGCCTTGAAGTGTGCGTTTCGCTCGGATGCTTCCACCGGATCTGGCGCGCGTGATCGCAGGTTGTGGTGGCACTTGGCCACCCAGGCGTCGATTTCTTCGGCGGTGGCGCGGTTCATTTCACCGCCCATCCCCATTCTTGCAGCAGCGTCACCGCGTCATCTTGTGAGCGCACCACCGCAACGTCGTGGCCCATGCGGCGCAGCATCGCGAGGCACTCGTCTTGCGCGGCGCTCGTGCGGCCTTTCTCGGCCTTCACTTCAAGGAACGCGATGCGCTTGTCAGGGCCGACCAGCGTCAGGTCTGGCCAGCCGGTGATCATGCCTTCCGCCTTCAGCATTCTGCCGGCGATGACACTGCGCTTTCCGGCATTGGGTGAGTGGTGGCAGACCACGCCAGACAGGGCCAAGCGGCGCTTAATGGCGATTTGAATGGCACGCTCTGGCGCGGCGCGGGTCATGGGCGTAGCCTTTGCAGGATGGGCGCAAGCAATAAGCCTGCGGCCAAGCCAAAGAGGAAGCCAAGGAATGCGATGGCGCGGATGGGGTCACTCATTGGGCTGATCCTTCGCAGCGGCAAGCACGGCATCGGCAAGGGCGTCAAACTCTGTTCGGTGCTTGCCAACAATCTCATATTCAATTTCAAAATCCACAGGCAGTGAGCGAAGAAACGCGGCGACAGCGTAGGTCGTTGCATCGCTGGCGCATTTGCAGGGCAAGGTGCGGCAAGCTTCACCATCCAAACACGAACCATCTTTGATAAGCGATACACGCACCGCTTCTGCCGCCTTCTCCAACGCGGTGCGGATGGGGTCACTCATCGCCTTCCCCTTTCAGGGCGCGGATGGCGGCGGCGTGTTTGCGGTGTTCTGCCGCTTTGGCGAGTAAATTCAAACCTGACTGAGAATCTAGCGCACTTACCTCGCGCCCTTTTTCCATCCAGAACCTTCCCTGTTCATGATGCCACCGCGCCGCCTCTTCCAGCGCATCGCGCCGTGCGGTTTGCAGCGCCGCCCGCCGCGCATCACGCTCTGCTGCTAAAGCTCTTAACATATTCGAAGCGTTTCCCTCAGTCGCCCTCCAAGTTGACCCGCTGACCCCGGATAGATGGAGGTTATACGCTATTTCTTCCGCGCGCTTTGTGCTTGTGTCGCTCATTTCTTTTCTCCCAGCAATTCTCGGCCTATCTGAACAGCGCGCCATTGGAGCCATTGCTGATAATGAAACTCGCTCCCTCCATAATGCGCCCACGCTTCTTCTTCACTGGTTGTAGGGGGTGGTGGGTTTTGCCCCACCCGATAGCCCTGCACGACGTTCCCTGTGTAGATGAACGGGCGCAGCGCCGCCCGCAGTTTTTCGTTCTCGGCCTGTAGCTGCTCGCGCTTCTTCTGTTCCACCGCATGTAGCTTGGCATTCCTATCGGCCCTGCCGTGCTGGTGATTTCGCTCGCGCTCGGCGTCCTTGAGGCGCTTGGCTAGGTCATCACGTTCCGCCCGCAGCGCATCACGTTCGGCGGAGATTAATTCGGCGTCATCCCACGGGGTCATTTCTTCCGCGCCTCCATCATTGCGTCGGCTTGTCGCCACGCTTCCGCAGCTTTTCAATTTCAATAATTGCGTCTGCTTGGTCAGGATCAAACTTAGCGCATATGCGCAGCCGTTCCACGATATCGCTCATTCCTTTTCTCCCAGCGCCGCGCGGGCTTCTTCAATGGGCCAAGCGGGGACACCGTAGTAAAAAGACCGGCTTATTTGCGCGTCAATAGTCATGCCGCCTGCGCCGCGTTCAAGCATACGCCCTTGATCACAGGCATTCAGCACGGATTGCAGCGCCGCCCGCAGCTTTTCGCTCTCTGCCCGCAGCGCGTCACGCTCGGCGGCGAGGGATCGGAGGGCGGCGGCACGAACGGGGAAGTTGTCGATGTCGCAGCCGCCCGCCATGCGGAGGGCATCTTCCGTGGTGATGGTCATATCAGCCTCACCAACGCCAAAGCAGTGAAGTAAGCGGCAAGCCCACAAAGCGCCAAGCGATTCCAACGCAACTCCCGCTCCAGCCGCAGGATAGCCGTGCGCTGGGCCGATCCGTCATCCTCCAGCCATTCCACCCGCGCTTCGAGCCTTGGTTTTGGCCTGTCGCCTTCTATAAGGGCGCGCAGCATCTCCGCGCGCTCTCGTTGTTCGTCGCTCATTTCTTCCGCGCCTCCATCATTGCGTCAGCTTGTATATATGCAAGCTCAGCAAATGTTTCGTCTTTCTGTTCTTGCCTTGGTATCAGTATCTTCATCGCTTCCATCGCAAATTCATCGCGCAGGGTTTTGGTTTCCGGCGCGGGTGCATTGGCAGGCGGCGTGTCATGAATTATATGCCAGCAAGCTTCTCGGTATCCATTTGCATATTCAGCGGAAACCATAGTGCTTGCCAATCGCTCAAACCTTTCGAGCGCTTTTGTCGGAACATCCGTTAATTCTTTAGAGGACACATTTTCACCTTCCTTCACGGCAGGCGGCGTGTCGCTGACATAGACTTCGGAGATTAGGTCATTGAACGCATTGGTGTAACCGTTCTTGCGATACGTTCCATCCTCGCCCCACTCGGCGTTTCCGTCTGTCCAAGGGTAATTTTCGCTATAATCTGAATGCCTCATCGGCCCAATAACGCGCCCTTCCCGCGTCCGATAATAGGCGCCTTCACGAATTTCCATTGTCATTCTCCATCATCTCTAGGGTTTCGCGTAGCAGGCCCTCCGCATGTGCGGCAAAGCCCTGTTTGATCAATCGCAGCGCCGCGCGGATATTCGCGGCAATGCGTTCATCGCGTGTCCGGTCAGTCATGCGGCTGCCCAATCGAAAAGGCTCTCAGCGGAACGCTCCGCCGCTGCCAAGTTGCGGGATGCTTGCCGGAAATAGCTTTCTTTCAATTCCACTCCGACAAACCGCCGCTTCAGTTTTAACGCGCAAAACCCCTCGCTGCCAATACCCATGAACGGGCTCAAAACCGTATCGCCGGGGTTGCTCCAAAGGATCAAACTGCGCTCAATCACGTCAAGCTGCAAGGGGCAAAGATGCTTTTCATCGTGCTGATCCTTGGCAGCCTTCACATTCAAGACATTTGTCTGGTCAATCGTCATCCAAACCGGCGAAGCCCATTCTTGCCATTTGTCCAATGGGATCTCGCTGGCTCCTATGTTTTTGCGCGGTCGCTGCAAATTGCGTGCTGTATCCTCACCCATATCGTGGATGATCGATTCAGCATTGTCGCCTGGCTTGCGGAAGATTAGCAGATAGTCAGGAAGGCCAACGCGCGACTTGCTGCTATCCTTCACAAGTTGGCCATACACTAGCCCGACTGCCTTCGTCCTGGTCATTTCCACCACCGGGCATTTCCAGATTGTCACCCGTGCATGGTAAATCCATCCGGCATCTTCATGCACTCTGATGATCTGGCCGGGAAAATCTTTCAATCCCACATGCCCATCGCGCCATTTAGTCATTGGCAGATCGGTGCAATGCACGGCAGTCAATCGGCCCGGCTTTGTAACGCGGAATTTCTCTTTTACCATGTATTGATAATGGCGATCAAACTCGCCATCGGACGATGAATTTCCCATATCGCACTCGCTTTCAGAATACACGAAAAGCGATCCAAAAGGCGGCGAATAGACCGAAAACCCAACGCTTTCATCAGGCATCTGGCGCACTACATCCACGCAATCGCCATGGATGGCTTGCCAGTTATCGCCTTGGTTGCTTCCCAAACTCACGAAATCCACGATGCAAACTCCCCTTTGTGTGTCGGTTGATATGGAACGCGCACGCCAGCATCCTGCGCCATGGCGCGGCGCATTGCGGATGACATGGCTTGCTTCATCTTGGTATGATCGGCGCTCTTGCGGTCAATCACGCGGCCAATTTGATCCTCACCTTCGGCAACAATCAGATGGCAATCAACCGGGCGCTGTTGCCCATATCGCCAGCAACGGCGAACTGCCTGATACCACGCCTCATAGCTGAATGACCGCCCGGCGAAGATCATCGTCGCGCAGTGTTGCCAATTCATGCCAAACCCGGCAACGCTTGGTTTGGTCAAAAGCCACTTCACCTCGCCAGACGCAAAGGCTTCAAGGGTTGCTTCTTTGCGTTCGATCGGATGCGAACCGCGAACTTCCTGGATTTCAGGAATTTCGGCGCGGATGGCATCGGCTTCATAGTCCGTGTCGCACCAAACCACGCAAGCATCATTGGCCGGCATGATTGCCGCGATGGCTTGCGCGCGTGCTTGCGCGGTCTGACGCTTGGTTTCGTGCAGCGTGGTTGCCGATAGATCGCCCATAAAAAGCAATCCAGCAGGCGCGCGAACATCGCCAGCGGCTTTGTGGCGATGCACGTTCAGCGGCGGCAGGACATACTCGCTGGCATCATATCCGAAATCAGCCGGGGTTTCAGCCATCCGGCACCATGATGCCATCCAATCCCAAAACGCGCCTTCAGCGTGCTTTTTCAGGCGCCATTGCTGCGAAGCCTGCGACGTGTCGTTGATGAAAAACCGCGACAACATCTCATTACCATTCATGATGCTGAGAAACTCTGAATGCTGCCCTAATTCCATGTGATCATTTGGTGCGGGCGTTGCGGTTGCAGCGCAGCGAAAGCGATGATCACGGAAAGCATCAATCAAGGCGCGCGTTGTCTTTCCGGTGAAGCTTTTCAGGATGCTGCTTTCATCCAGGGACACGGCGCCGAAAGCGTCAAAGTCCAGCCTATCTAGGCGGTCATAGTTGCACACGTTAATGCCGTCGCGGGCATCGGCCTGATCGCGGATTTGCTGCACCTCATAGCCGCGCGCCTTGCCTTCGCGCACGATCTGCGCGGCCACCGCTAATGGCGCCAGGATCAGCGCCTTGCCATTGCTGGCCTCAAGCGCATGATTGGCCCATTCAAGCTGGGCAAAGGTCTTACCCATGCCAGTGTCAAGGAACAATCCAAAGCGGCCCTGGCGCAGCCCGAAAGCAACGCAATCGCGCTGGTGCGGCTTCAATGCCGGGTGAAGGTCTGGAACTGATGCAAGCCCGGTTGAATGCGATGCAGGTCGCTTTGCGGCGAGAAACGCGAGATATTCTTCATTCATGCCCGTTGCGCCTTTTTCACAAAAGCCTCGGCATATTGAAACGCCAAATCTGCCGCAGTAGTGGGAGATGGCGCGATATCCCGCACCAAAAGCACGGGCAGCACTTCGCGCGCAATCTGCACCACCACAACGCGGGGCACTTCAGGCATTTCAAGCCAAGGCCAGCCGCCGATAAAATCGCTCATCTCAATCCCTCCACTTGAACGGCTTGGGCATCCCGGCTTCCGCCATCGGCATGTAATAACAGGCTTCATAATGGGCCACACAATAACGGGATGGCCGGCCATTGATCAGTGCAACGGCTGGCGCCTCACAATAACAATGCGTGGGGCGTTCTTTGTCTCCCCACAAAGGAAAGCGGCACGGATGGCTGGAAAAGACCGGGCGCTGCGTCAACGGCAAGCGCGGCGCAGCGCCCGGCAAGTTAGCTGCCGGGAGGGAGGAAGGCCTGGCCTCAACCGCGCGTGAGAAAGTCGCGCGGGAGAAAAAGGCGGCACGCATCGGGGGGGTATTGATGCGCGCCGCCTGCGTCCGTGCCACCATGGCACGAATCGCATTCCTTGGCGGTAACTGCAATTCCGCCGCAACTCGCAGGATGCGCTTCCAGCCCATCCCGGCGGCGCGCATAATCTCAGCGTTCCCGGCGCTATACCACATGCGCTGCACCACCTCACGCTGATGTTCCGTAATCGGTGCCACCGGGATGCTCGCCGGGTTTTCGCGCGCCGCAAGCCCCAACCGATGCGCCCTGCCCACGATGCTGTTTTTACTCAATCCCATCGCATCGCCAATCCGGCGCGTTGACAGCCCGGAAGCCCAATGCGCGCGCAGCTGGGCATCCCTCTCGGGCGTCCAAGGGTTTACATATCTATTATTTCTCATTTCTTCCTCCACAGGATGCACAAAACTTCCGCCGCCGGTCATGGCTGGCGTATATCTTCCCACATTCCAGGCACGGCCTGGCCCGCACTTCAAGCCGCCGCACCATGCCGCGTAGGGTCCGTTCAATGGCGTTCCAGCCCTTTCCCTCGGCCCGCAAGCGCCAAAGCGCGGCGTCCTGATCTGGCGTCAACCGCACTGTGCCGGCGGCGATATTGGCCCACAGCGTCACTTGCGGCCCCATGCCAGCACGGCGTCCAATTCGGCCCGGCTTACCCGGCGCCGTGCCACCTGGCGCAGCATGGCGTGGTGCCTGAATGGAATGCCATGAATGGGCCATTTCCCTACGGCGCCAGCGGTTGAACCAATGGCCAGCGCCAACTTCGTAGCGCCGCCGAGCTTGTCAATCAGTTGTTTAGGGTTCTCAATCATGCTTGGCACAATACCTGAAAAAATTTCAGGGTCAAGCGAATTTTTTTCTTGACGTTAAATTTTCTTGTGGTAGGGTTTGCCTATCGGAAAACACAAGGAAGATAGACCGATGGAAAATGGCATTGAAATGGATATCATCCGTTGGAAAGAGCAATTGGACCTTGCGCCAACGGATCGGCGCGGTGACGAACATCCTGACGTAACACGCGCATTCCTTGCGCTTTACGCGGTGGAATCTTTGATGGCCACCATGGAAAAGCTACGCAAGGATGCGGCGCACTGCTCCACGGATAAAATCGCGGAAGATTACAAGATGTTGCCGGAACATCTGAACGATGCTCTTTCAGATATTGTCGGCAAGGCTCTAGAACGCGCTGAAGCTGATGCGCCGCCCTATCGCCGCGAAAATTATTTCCCATCATTGCCGGTGCGGGTGTAACATGCGGCGCGATAATCATGACTTCTGGGTAGCGGTCCTCGGGCCGCTACTTGCTTTTGCCGGTATCGCTGCCTTGTTTGGCTTGGCTTGGATCGCAGCAGCGTTCGAAGCATTATTCCGGGGCATTGCCTGGGTTGTGGCGGTATGGCTGGCGCTGTTGGGGTTGATATGATTGGCGCATTCCTTGCGCGCCCGGCGCCTCGCCATGCGTTGCCTCTTGCCCTGCTTTGCGGCGCGTGGCTTTCCGGTATGGTGGCAAGCGGCCTGATAATTTTTCGCTCCATAGCGTAAAAAGTTATTGCGCCGCGCGCCATGTTATGCAATAACCATTGGGCACACTCAAACGGAGGATAAACCGATGAATAGCCTTCCTGCAAAACGCGCATATCTCACCAACGGCGGCAAAGCTGGCTGGTTCCTGACTATCGTAAATGCTGGCCAAGACTACGGCGCGGGCCAGCGCGTGCCCGTTTCCGGGCGCCGTGAAGCCCGCCGCGTTTGCGCTGATCTTGGCGCCGTTGCCTGGAATTTCTGATCATGCGCGCCGAAACCATTGCCCGCCTTGTCGCGCTTCATGCGCGCCTGGTGCTGGATGCCCGGCAGATGGAAGCTTCCGGGCGCCGGATGCACGATGCCGGCGAGATCGATCGCGCCGAATTGACCGCCGATATGGCGGCAGAGCTGCGGCAGGAGGCCGCTGCGATTGCCGATGCCCTGGCCGGGCTTGGCGCCGATGTGCTGATCCCCGAACCGGGGCAGCTTTCACTTTTTGGAGATGGCACCCAATGACCGCCGATAGCATCACTGAAACCATACGCCAGCGCGTTGCGGCGCTGGATGTTCCAGCCAATCCGCTGCCTGGCAATTGGCTCGCCCGAATTGAAGGCGCGCTTATGGCGGCGTCTTATGCGCGCCGGATCGGCGCCAATAGCCTTGAAGGCGTCCTTGGCGGCGCGCTTGGCGCGGTGACGGCAATCGAAGCCGCCCGCAATGAAATATCCGCCTTGGTGCAAACCCTGGCGCGGATGCAAAAGGAATTGGATTTCACCGCCAGCGCGGCGCGGGAAGCCTTGCGCGCCGCCTTGGCTGAATGTGGTGATCCTGGCGCGGCTACCGCCGAATCGCTGCATCATACCGCCACGCTACGGCGCGGGTCTGATCGCGTTGTCGTGACAGATGAGAAAGCCCTGCCCGCCGATGTTTGGCGGGTCAAATATGAAGTGAACAAGGCCCTGATCAACGCCCGCATTAAGCAGGGCGAAACCATACCTGGCGCGGTGATTGAAGAAAGCGCGCCTTCCCTTTTTATCACGGCAAAGGAAGCCTGAACCATGAGCATGACGCTACATAAAACCGCGCTGGAACCTGCCACGCTATCGGAAGCCATGCGCTTTGCCGAAGTGCTGGCCGGTTCAACGATGGTCCCGCGCGATTTCCAGGGCAAGCCCGCCAATGTGCTTGTCGCCCTGCAATGGGGGCGGGAAGTCGGCCTTGGCCCGCTGCAAGCCCTGCAGAACATCGCCGTTATCAATGGCCGGCCTTCGATCTGGGGCGATAGCGCGATTGCCCTAGTCCGGGCCCATCCAGATTGCGCCAGCATCCAGGAAGGCGTGGACGGTGAAGGCGAAGCCCGGCATGGATGGTGCGAAGTCACGCGCCGGGGCGAAAAACCACAGCGCCGCACGTTCTCGATTGCCGATGCCAAGCGCGCCGGGCTGTGGGGAAAGTCTGGCCCATGGACGCAATACCCGGATCGTATGTTGCAAATGCGTGCGCGCGGCTTTGCTATCCGTGACGTGTTTCCGGATGCGCTGCGCGGCTTGATTACGGGCGAGGAAGCCCAAGACCTGCCCGCCGAACCGCGCCACGTTGAAAACCTGGCCCCCAGCGCGCCCGTCGCGCCCGCGCCGGAACCTGAAGCGCCTGCCTTGCCGCTGATTGGACCGGATGCAAAGGAATACTTCATCCGCTCGCCTGCCGCTTGGCAGAAGGCAGCCCTGAAAGCCATGGGCACCATGGAAAGCCCGGAAGCCTTGCGCGAATGGGCAAACGCCAACGCGGCGGCGTTTGAATCCGTGGAGATGCACCATCCTGCCATGGTGGAAGAAATGCGCGCGGCCATTACGGATCGCGTTGCGGAAATGGCCGAACAATCAGAAGGAACCAGCGAATGAGTGAGGATTTCCAGGCGTCTGAAGCGCCAAAGCGCATCAAGAAAAAGCCCGGCCCAAAGGGTTACAAATACCCTTTCCGGGACATGGCGCCGGGTGACAGGCTGCATATAGCCCGCCCGCGCAAAAGCATCGCGCCGTTGCTTTCCGTGTTGCATAAACAGCGCGAAGGCTGGCGTTTTAGCTGCAAAGTCGTGTCAGAAGCGGCTTGCGTTGTGGAACGGATGTCTTAGGGAGAAAGATGATGGATCGTATGGAAATCTTAAAGCTGGCAATTGGTGCCAGCAAAGATGCTAAGGAAGCATTGGCATTGGCGCGCGATATGGTGGCATTTGTGCAGGAAGAAAAGGCGCCACCCGCACCATTACAAGCAAAAGCTGTAATCCAATCCGCGCCGACTGAAATCATGCCAATCCGGTCTAAAAATATTGTGGATATGTCCCGGAAAAGATGGACTAGTGAAGATTGCCATAAGGCTGCGACATTGCTTGATAATGGCGCTTCATACACGCAAGTTGGGGAAATTTTGGGGAGATCGCGAAAATCTATCCAAATTGCTATGGCGCGCGGGCAAATTCCAGCAAAAAATCATAAGCTTAATGAGGCGCTTCAAGTGGCAGCCGCAAAAGGGGCACTTGCAAAGGGATTAAAACTCTCAGACAAAATGCTTGATCTTTTGACGTCACCAAACAATCAAGCTGGATAATCAGCCGCCGGCAATTCAAAGTGCGGGCCGTCCAGGAATGGTTTACGGCCCGCCGCCTTGCGCTCTGCCGCATAGGCGTCCTGTGCAGACTTAGCGCCGCCTTTCGGCCAATCCTGCACCAGCCGTCCCCATGCGCCGCCCCAGATGATCGGCACGCCTTCCTTGCGCGCCGCATCGGCCACCGCATCGGCAAGCGCGAAGAAATGTTTCCAATCCCAGGAAACGGCGCCATCTACAAAAGGCGCCAGATCCACCGCGTGCCCGGTCAGGTGCCGGCTGGCCATGGTTTGCGATGCGCCAGACGCCACTAGATCGCGTTGACGCTCTTGTGAGCGCAGCCCTTCCACCACCCGGAACACCGCGCCGCCTTCAGCCGCGCGCCGCACCACCCGCACCAGGTCAGGATGCACGCCAGCTAGGCGCAATTCACACCGGGCGGAGATCATTGCCGGGCTACCCCGTTTAGCTTTTCAGTGGTGCGGAGAGTGCCCATACCAAGCAAAGACGTTACCAAGCCGATAATTTCAACTATGCCCATTTCCGGGCGCGGAACAATGGCCCCAGCTTGAATGCAGGCCCATGCCCATAGGCCGGTCCCCACCAACGCCATCGGGATGTAATAAAGCGCCATGGCCCCCGCGCAAACCCAACCAATCGCCGGCCGCCACCCGGCAACAAACACGCTGGAATGCCCGGCCTCAATCTTGTTCACTTCCACCTGTGCCAGCGCAGCCTCATTGCTGGCCCTGATCAATTCGGCTTCCATTTCGGCCTTGGCTTTCTCAGCCGCCGCGCGGTCAGGGATTAGCCGGTCTATCAATGTGCCCAGCGCGGGCAGAAGGGCGGTGACAATCGCAGGAATAGGCATGGTCAATCTATCCGTTTTTTCACGATGGCAAGCAAGATTTGCACGAAAGCCGCTGCGCCAATGTGGCCAGCAACCGCCGCCGCGCCCGCAATGGTCAGGGGGTTATCAAAACCCATTGCCACCACTAAGCCGCCCGCCCCAAGGCCACAAACAAGTGCGCCAGGCAATTCAAGCAAAACCATCTGCCAAGATGGCCTGCGCCTTTCATTGCGCAGCCGCCGCGCAATGCTCCCAATCCAAGCCCCACCCGCCGCAAGGATCATGGTTAAAGCCATATCATCGAGTTTCATCGGAATGGCCAAACAGGCAGCAGCTTGATCGCAAGCGCGGTAATGGCGCCGCTTATTGTGCTAGCCAGAACAATCACGAACCAACCGCCTTTGCCACGCTCCACCAAAGCCAATAGAGACTTCATATCTGTCGCCATGGCTGAAACCTGGTCACGCAAAATGGCGACCTCGGCCTCAAGCTTGCCGAAATCTCGGGGATCAATCGGTGCCATTATCAGCCCCTTGCCGTGATTACCCAGTTGGTGCCGTCAGATTGTAGCCATGCCCAGGCGCCATCGGTTGCCGGCAAGATTGACGTGCCCGCCGCGCTATCCCCGATCGGAACCACGTTTGATGCGTTACTATCAACCGCTTGCGCCTGAATTGTCTTGAACCGCAGCACCCGGCCCGGCCAGCTTGCAGCGGTAGGTAACGTCACAGTGATCGTCGTTACCCGATTGGCAATAAGCTGTTCGTCTTGGTCCAGCACAACATAAGTGCTGTTTGTCATCGTCACGATTGACGACTGCCTGCGGTCAAGCCAAACAACGCTAGAGCCCGTATCAACAAACACCTTGCGAGTGACGCCAGTGTTATAGTTGCCTGTCTCCATGACGTTTTGCGTCTGGATCATGCGAATGCCGTTGGTGCCACCCTTGATGGTGTTGCCGCTGATTGTGCCGTTTAGAATGTTTGGCGCCGTGGTTCCGAGTAAATATACATTTTGAGCACCTGATGCTTTGAACACGTTGCCCGTAATTGTGAAATCTTCGAGCGTATAGCCGGCCAAAGCGCGCAAAAAACAGGACGCCGCCGTTGCGATGTCGGCCGTTACGTTGTTGGCAATAGTGACATTTTTTATGTTTCCGGTTTCAGCGTAAACAAACACTCCGTAATCAAGAGTGCCGCTGATAACATTGTTGCTGATATTCACGCCGTTGACAGGCGCGCCGCCGCTATTTTGTTCTATTTGGACGCCCGTACTTGTAGCAAGCGGAGTGCCAAAATTGCGGATGTTATTTCCCGAGATAACGCAAGACGCCGTGCCTATAGAGGGGAGAATTTGGTGCCGAATACCGGTTGAGATATTCCCAACAACGATGTTGTTTGTGATAACAGCGTTCAAACCTTGGCAAATAATCCCGTCCTTTTGGCCTTCCGTGCATTCAATCGTGTTGCCGTCAAACAAAATGAAATCGCCCGCCGCGTGGGAGTCAAGGCCAGCATCGCGCTGCATCGCCGCGTGGCAATTTGTAACACTCACAAACAGATTGACGCCGTTGTTATCCCCAACCGTCACAAAATGCCGCTGATCTTCGCCGTAGCTATTCGCTACTTTGACGTTGTAGCAGCCATTGGCAACCGTTACGCCATATGATAACCCCACAGACCTTGCGTATCGCATTGAGGTATTTGTGACCGTAGCGTTGACGCACCGGTCAAATAAAATGGACACATAGTCCACATAATCGAAGCTGCAATTATCAACCAAAACATCGGAGCATTTGTTAAAATCTACCGCAGTTTGAATGCCTGTTCCCGCACCGATAAACTTCACGTTGCTCAAAGTTATATGTTGTTTTGGTGATAATTTGGCAATCGACGCGCTTGCCGCAGTTGTGAAATCGTAAAGAACATCGTTGTAAAGCGTCATTGCGGTAGCAGAGTCAACCGATTTGACTTTGACGATTTGGCCTAAGACGACGCCCGCTCCGACATCAAAAATTGCCGTGCTGGTAAGCCAAGCATAATCATCTGCCGCAAAGCTGGTGGTGCTGCCTATAGCAATGGCGTTGCTGCCGGTCAGCGTATTGGCGGTCAATAACGCGCCGGTGCCTTGCGTTCCCGCGAAAGCCAAAGCCGAACCGCCAGTGGTGATCTGCGAAATGTCAAAGGTTGCGTTTTGGATAACGATGTTTTCGCACGTTGGCGCAATGTTTGACGACAGACGATACGTCAGCCCTTGCCCGTCAATCACCTTGGCGCCGCTGTTCAATGCCGTCAGCACAGCCGCAGCGTCATTCGTCACGCCGTCGCCTACGGCGCCGAAATCTTTCAAGAAAACAATATCGCGCAGCTTATCTTGAACAGTGCGCGCAGGCGTTCCTGTGTTGGCTTGCGTGAAGCCAATAAGCGAAGCGCCGTCTGGCTGGCTCAAGATTTCAAGCAAGCTCTTATCGGAAGTCGCATCCTGAATTGACCAAACCGTGCGCCCTGTGTTGGTTTTTACCGTCATGCTAAAATTATCAGCATTGCAGAAAACGCGCGCGGGAGTTCCGTTCCGGACAATATATCCGTTCAATGTGCGAATGGGCTGCAATGCCGGAATGGTCAGGGAATTATCCCAATAGACCGGGATCGGATTGCTTTGCGCGTCAAGGGAACCTGTGCCGATATAGATTGCGCCATTGTTCAACGGCGCGCCGCTTACATCAAAGAATTGCGCGAAGGGGCTGACGATCTCGGTCATTGCATTCTGGCTCCGTTGCCATTGCCATTGGTATATTGGCGCTCGGTTTGAATTGCGTTTCTGATCCAAGCTTCGCGCCCGGAAACATCGCGCGGCAGGTTCATCTGCTCGGCAAACTTGCGGAAGGACTGCGAAACGGCCATGCGCCGCACTGCGCTTGCGCTGGGCTGTCCTTGGGTTTTGACCGCATCAATTGCCACCGCGCGGAACTCTGGCGATGCGATAAGCGCATCGGCGGCTTGCATTGGCGTGGTTTTGCCCGCGCGCAACGTGCTGGCAATTCCCGCCGCCAAGCCCGCGCCAGGCAAGCCAATCATGCTGGTAGCTCCCTCAAGCGGCGCGCTGATGGCGCTGCGCTGAGCGAACTCCATAACCTTACCCATAAGCGTGTCGGCAGGTTTCAATTGATCGGCCACGGCCTGCAGGCGCCCGGTCGTCACAAACTCCCGCGTTGCCATGCTGATGCCTTTGGAAACCTGATAAAGGTCTTTCAGTTGCGCTACGGTTTCCTTGGGTAAATTGCTCATAAGAAACGTCATTGCGCGCGGCTCTTTCTGCAAGCCGTCAAACCATTTCGTGAACGTGGTGAAATTCAATTCGCCATTTTTAGCAGCGCGGCCAAAGGCGGTGGCCAAGCCATTCGCCACCACTTCCTGCCGCATGTCAGGAGGCACGGCTTTCAGCAATTCGGAAAGCTTGGAAATGTCGCCTTTCGAAATCGCTTGAATTGCCTGATCCATGCGATTGAGCATCGAACCAGACAATTCGCGCCCGAACAGGGAAGCGAAATCATCTTCAATGCCTTTCCGCATTTTCACGCTGGCGCGCGCCAAATCGGACATTTCCTTGGCGCCATAGCGTTCCGCTACTGCGGCGGCGTCATCCGTAAGTGCTGCATAAAGCCGCTTGGCCAAACCAGTATCCGCGTCAGCAAAGGGCCCCTGTTGCCGGGCTGCCCGGCCCACCTCACGGCGCACGTCATCCAAAAGCGCATAGGTCGGGGCAGGGGCATTTTCGCGCGGGCCAAGCTTTTGTAGGATTGAACGCTCAAGCCGCGTCAGGCTGCTTTTCTCGCCACCCAAATCCTCAAGCCTGCGATTGACAATGCGTAGCGATTCATCCGCGTTGGCTTCGGCGCGGGCGGGGACAATCTCCCGCATACGGGTGTAAAGCCGATCTGAGGCATCGCTCAAAAGCTTAATGTCATTCTGGAACCGCGCCCGCAAAGTGGCGTCCAATTCGCTGCGCGGCGTCCGTCCTGCGCTATCGAGGATTTGTTGCGCGCGCTCTCCCACACGCTGCAAGCCTTCCATCTCCGCCGCGCGGGTTTGCGAACTCGGCACGGATTTGATCGCCTGCGCCAATTCCCGGTAAGCTTGGCTTGTGGTCACATGGTCCGGTTGCAGGAAATCCATAATGCCAAGGCGCTGCGCTGCTGCCACCGTTTCGGGGTTTGGCGCCGCCTCACGCGCTAGCGCCTCACGCGCCGCGCCAGCGCGGAAGATGCCACCCTGCGCCGCCGTCCGGGCAGTTTGCGCCAATTCCGGGCCGGTCATAGCCGAGACTGCAGGCGCAACGGGCCGCGCCGCCGCCGGGCTTGGCGTAACTTGCACCTCCGGGATTCCGGTTTGCAGGTTCATCCGGACATTCACGCCCGGCTGCAACACCTCATCCGGCGCAACGGGGCGGTATTGCGGGGCGCCTGCCGGTGGCGCTTCAGGCATGGCCGCTGCTGCCCTGGGGGCGGCTGCTGGCGGTTCCGGTGCCGCTTGCGGTGCTACCCTTGGCGCTGCTGTCGGGGGCGGTTCTGGCGCGGCTTGCGCGGCCATACCGGGCGCCGCCGGCGCAGCACCACCAGGCGGCACTTCTGGCGCTGCCGCCGCACCACCGCGCAGGCGGTCCAATGTGCGCTGCGCCAAGGGGCGGGCCATTTGCGTGACATTGATCGCCGCCGGGATAGCGCCGCCAAGTGCCGCCGCCATGCCAACATCGCCAGCGTCAAAGCTTCCCCCCGTTAAGGCTTGCGTGCCTTCAATGCCCGCTTGCGTGGCGCCGGTAGCCAATGCGCCTCCAACCACGCCGGGCGCCCTAGCCGCTGGCGTAAAGGCAAGCGCAGTGCCAACGGCGCGGGGAATATCGCTTATCCGCACACCCGGCTTAATGGCATATTCCTGCCCATTTACCGATGATCGCAGAATGTAATTGCCCCGGTCATCTTGCCGAACTTGCACGCCGGGGAATTGTGCCTGGATAAGGCGCACTGTTTCTTCCGGCGATGACGCCATGGTGCCAAGGCCAGCGCGGAAGCTTGCAAAGCTGGCTTGGTTTAATTCGGGCATAGTTGCCCAATCAGGTAGCGCCTCAGTCGCAGCAACGCGGCGTTCCTCGCCGGTTACGGCCTCGCGCACCCGGCCAAGCAAGCCAAGATCTTCTGTCTTTTCAAGCTGGAACCCTTCGGGAACCTTGACGATGCCCTTTTCAACATCGCGCTCGAACTCAATCTTTTCGTTCCGGGAAAGGCGTCCGGACGTGTAAGCGTCAAGCAATTGTTGCGGCGCTTCAAATGCCCTGCTCGGCGCCGTTAAGCCGCGCGGCAATTCGCCCAAAAGCGCGCCGCCAGGCGGAAGCATTACGCGGTTACTGCGAACATCATCCTCAAATTGTTTCTGCTCTTCCGGTGTAAGCTCGCCCGCGCGATATGCCTGATACACGCGCGTCAAGGGGTTGCGCTGCTGCTCCTCTTGCTGGCGCTGCGCTATAAACCCTTGCAAAGCGGCGCGGCTTTGTTGCGATGCAACGGGCTCTTGATCAGTTTGCATCCCCGCCATGACGCGGTTGGTATAAGACCGCGTGATCGGCCCCCAATTCGCGCGGTTGGTGCCGCCATGGTATTCAGCTACGGCTGCGCTAACATCGCCACGATTGCGCTGCAAGCTTTCTTGCAAAAGCAGGCCCGCCGCCTCTGCCGCATTTTCAGGGCTTAGGTAAGCATCAATTCCGTATTTGCGCTGAATGGCATCGCGGGTTTCAGGAATGATCTGAAAAACCGTCCGGGCGCCAGCACTGGAAACTCGGTTATTCGGCGTGCGCTCGCCATTTGTGACTACGCTTGCAAGCAAGCCATTGGGCAAGCCTAACCGCTGCTCGGTCCCGGCAATCAAGTCTTGCCAAAATGGATCTCGGTAATCATTCGGCGGGGCTTGGCGCGTTTCCGACATGGCTACTGGCCCGGACCTTCTAAGACGCGCCCATAACTACGGGACCGCGCCAAGGCTTCAGCCTCTTGGGCGGCAGTTCGGTTTGCAGCCAAACCCAAATACTGTTTGGCAAAATTCGTGAATGTGGTGCCACGCGGGATTTGTATTCCGTCAATAGTAAATTCGCGCCGGGCCGGGCCAAGCTGGCCATTGGCCGCTGCCCATTGGCCACGAACATCGGAAAACGCCTCTTCATAACGGGCCACACGCGCCACGCTTTGCAAGAATTGCTTGATTGTCTCAGCATCAGACTCAGGCGGCGGAAAACCGCGCGAAAAAAGCTGAATATCTCGATCTGTTGCTGGTCCTGGAGGTAGGGATTTCACAATTTCGCTACTGCGGAGGCGTTCAAACTCCTGCCGGAAACGACGCTGTTCTGATTGGCTGCCAACGGCGTCTCCAAGAGCGTCAGTCGCGCGCGTGAAAACGCCACTTTGCCAGGAATTAGTAAATTTCTCCGCCAAGGAAGTAGCACGATCTGCACGCTGCCTAGCCGCCAAAACGGCATCCGCCGATTGATTGACAATAGTGCGGGCGCTTTCAGGGATTTCGCCTTGCTTGTCAGCAATCTCAGCGCGGATTTTCTCAATATCCGCCATTTTCTTTTCAACATCAGCGGCGGCTGCCTCGGGCGATACGCCTGCCGTTGCTTCTGCTGTAGTCGCGCCAGCCTGTGCGGTGCGAACCGCAGAAGGCTGCAATTCGCGCGCGCGTTGCTCGCCGCCAAGGCCAGAAATACCGCGAATAAAGGTTTCACCGCCAGGCGAAGCCGCCATATTAAGGCCCACAATAGCCTTGGCTGCATTTGGATCAATCTCAACAACGCGGATAAGCCTATCAAGCGCAGTTGCGTTTACTTGATCACCAGAATTGCGATATGCGGTGGCTCTATCACGCAACAATCCAATCGCATCATCAGTGCGGCCAGCTTCCAAAAACCCCAAAACACTACCGCCAAACTGCAATGAATTTGTGCGCTGCTCTTCTGAAAGCATCTTGTTGGCTTCGGCAATGTTTTTCACCATTTCGGGTGGAAGCATTGGCGCAATCTGCAAAAGGCCTTGCATTGTTGGGTTTTGCATATATTGCTGCAAAGCGGCCTGTTGTTGCGTTCTTTGCTGCCGCGCTTGTTGCTGCGCTTCCCCTGCAAGGCGGGTTTGCGCCAAACCAGCACCAAGCTGCAATCCTTCCGATGCTGCAGCTAATGGCGATTGCATTCCTGTCAGATATTGCGGCGGTTGCTGTAGGGGAAGAATTGCCATGATTTGAAACCCTACCTAGTAAAACCGAACAAATTGCCAAATGGAGATTGGCCGGTGTAACCACTTGCCCGCAAACCAGACTCCATCCCAAACGCCTGCATAGGCGCGTTCAAGATTTGCCCATAACCGCGCGCCTCTCCAAGAATACCAGCGGCGCTAGCAGCGCCAACATTGCCTTGCAGATTGGCGATATTTTGTCCCGCTTGCATGGTTGCAGCGCCTGTTCCAGCCGCCGATGCTTGGCCCAACTGGGCTAGGTTTTGTTGCGTTCCAACGCCAAGCGCAGTGAAGCCTCCAAGCCGTCCATATTGGCGCTCGATCTCAGCATTCAGCATCGCCGGGCGAAATCTTGCTAGTGCAGCGGCAGTGTTGCCCCCACGCAAACCGCCGGTTGCCGATGCGTTTTGCAAAAGAGCCTCTTCGCCGCTTCGCACTTGTGCCTGAAAAAGCGGGCTACGTTCAATCTGAGAAATTGCATCTCGTTGTGCTTGCGGCCCCTGCAAACCAGCTAAAGCCTGCTGCCTTTGCAAAGCAGGCGCCCCAGCTTCCGCGAAAGGTTGCAAACCTTGCACTGCTGGCAAGCCTGCCTGCCGATATGGTTCTAAAAGCCTAGAAACCTCATCTCGTGCAGATCTCTGTTCCGCAATACCAGCGCGAGACGCGTCAATTTGTGCGTCAGCTGCCCTTTCGGCTGCAGATGCTTGAAGAAGTCCACCACCAATAACAGTGGCCCCAGCAATAACTCCTGTGATCGGATCAGGCATGGAAATTGAACTCCCGCTGATAATCTTCGAACCTCTCGCCATAAAGGCGCATTACGGTAGCGCTCAATTCAGTCGCTCGCACCACTCCAAAACAAATCTGGCAAACCAGCAAAACAACATCGTAATAGCCAGCGCGCCATGCGTAGGACATAGCGCAGGGCTTGCCTTCACGTTCTACTCTGTCGGATGCTTGCCATTTAAGGATCATTGTTGCGACGCCAGGCAAAAGGCTGGCGTGATGCGCCTGAAAAAATGGATTGCAATACTGCCCTACAAGCGCACTCCAAATGCACTTATCCAAGTCAGCCCGCGTCGGCGCATCACCATCGGCAACGTCATCGAAAACTTGCGTCATATCGTAAAGCATGACAAGCCAATCCACCGCATCGCGGGGAAGCCCAAGGTCCGGCAAAAGGCGTTGCAAGCTGTCAGACATCGGAACCCCTTAAAGGATGGCCGCTGGCCGCCGGATGTCTCAGCGCCCCAATTATCCTCAAACCTGCCACGGTTGCAAGCATTAAGTGATTTCCCGCCCGCTTGCGCGAATGGTCAGGCTTGTGGCCGCGCCGGCCAAAGTGCTGATAAACCCGCCCGGCTCCAATACCTGCCCCACCAATTCAGGGCAAAGGTAAGTCTCCCCAGGCACGATGTTCTTATCATCCAGCACCAAATTGGAAGCCCCAGCCGAACCGCCTGACGCCACCAGATTGACCGCAAAGGTCACATTGGCGGCGCTGGTATTGGTGACGGTGAACTTGTCAATTATCGCCTTGCAGCCCGTCGCCGTGTATTGCGTCGTTTGCGTGTTTTCGGCCTGCTTTGCCGGAATGATATTTTTAACGGTTACAGCCATGGGTCAGGCTCCGATGTTGTTTGAAACGGTCAGAATGACCGATGGAATGCCGGGGATCGGCGCCACAGCGGGGAATGCCGTGATCTGGCAAGTGATGTCATCCACCGCCCACATAAGCTCAAAATAGTCGCCAGCCTTCAGTCGGGTTAGGAAATTCCATGCAGTCACCAATTCGGAATTGTTGCCCTGTATCCGCACGCGCCCGGCGGAATTGGAAATATCAACGCCGTTTACCCTGATCCAGAAATCAAAAATTCCAACACCGCCAGAGGTTTTGTCAAGCTGGGCTGAAAACTGGAAATTATAGACCCCAGGCTCGTCCACATAAATGCGGGACGTTGGACTGCCACGATAAACGCCTTCGCTCAGGTCTGTTGTGTCAAAAGTGACGGCATAGGCCGTATTGATCACCGCCGCCGTTTGGTTTGTGGTGTCATAAAACGATCCGAACCTGGCCCGCTTTGGTGGCGTGATCGGCGGTGTCACGTCATCGGGCAGCACCACCGGCAAACTCGGCGGCGCATACGCTAGCAATTCCAGGCTATCGGCAATGCGTTCAAGCGCACCATTGGCTTGCGTAGCCTTGGCGTCAGCCGTGCCAGCGTCGATCGATGCCTCTTGCACCAAAATCGTCAGGGCCGCGATTTCTGCCGGCGTCAATTCGGTTGCTTGCTTGAAAAGCGCCTCCACCTTCCGAACACTGTCATCATCGGGCAGAAATGCCGAAAGCTGATCGCGGTTCAGTTTAATGCGCGTCATACGGCAAGCGGCTCCACGCTCGCCTCAAGCCGCGCAATGGGCAATAGCGCGTCACTGGTGCCCTGGAACCGTTGAATGCGCCAATTCCTCATCATGCCCTGTTGGTGCCACACAGCGCGCTTATTCAAGGCGCCAAAGCCATTCAACGACAATCGCCGGTCTTGGCTCCAATTCTGCCCGTCAACGCTGTAGGAAGTGGTCACAACCGGATCAACGCCAAACACCGCATAACCTGGAAGGCAAACCAATTCGAGGCTATGCACCACCGCGCCGCGGCTTTCATTGTAAAGGATCGGGGTTTGAAACTGCCACCGCACTTTGGCGCCGTAATGATCCGCGCGCGCCGTGGTCAGGTAGCCATAGCCATTGCTTGCAGGATCGCCGCAAAGCCATTTGTCATAGCACCACACGAAATTGCGCGCCCTGTATTGCGCCAAACCTTCAATCGAAGATGTCAGAATAAACCATATCGGCTGCTGCAACGCTTCCGATGCCGCCGCATCGAATACAATCGTTTGATCCGGCAAATGAACGTAAAGGTATTGATGCGCGCGGTCATTCCTCGCTTCAAGCAAAACCTCCGAAAGCTGATCCTCTGAATATCCGGCAAGCACGCGGTCAATTTCTGCCGTGCTGATCTTGCGCGCGTTTGAATTGGTGCCAAGGTAAATGCCAGGCGCCTGATTGCGGCCTGAACCAAGGAAGGCAATCGTTTCCTGAAAAACGCAACACGCCCTAGTGCCCACGCATCCCTTCTGAATTTGCGCGCTCTCAATCCGGGCAAAGGGGAAATTATCGCCGCCCACGTTGTCAAACACTTCGATGGTATGGCGGTTTAAGGCGTAAACCTCATTGCGCAATTTCAGCAATGCCACAACCGGATCAGGATCGGCTTCTGCGCTGCCATACTTCAACGGGTCAACGGCGAATGGATTATTCAATTCCGTGACCACCAGAAACTCGCCGTCCGTAGTCATGAAATAACCATCTACCCAAACCACATCCAGCACAGTGCCCAGGTCTGCATCTGTCACCGGCTGAAGCGTGGTTCCATTGTAAAGGTAAAGCGCGCCAGCAGATGCGATGGCTAGATAGTCGAAAGAATAATCGAAGGTTGCCAGCTTGCCGTCATCCCCAACGCCACCAATATCCGTGAGGCTGCCATCGGCGGCAATTCGCACCAGCCTAGAACCCATGACGCGGTAGCATTGCCCGCGCCATTCAATCCCGCCCCTATCCACGCCTGGGCCCGTTCCTTGGCTCACAAGTCCATCCGCTGGCCTAAGATAGCCATTGGAAATACCCTGCGGCATTGGCACCGGCACCATATTGACCGGATAGGCAGTCCTGAAATCCGGACTGCTATCGGTGAAAACGCCGGTCAGGATCGGGATTTGCACTCAAACACCACCTTCGCCCGGCTGCACATGAAGCGTGGTTCCCGCTGCGCTGATAAAGGCAACATTGCCCTCACCCTCGCCTTTGGAAACGATCACTTCGGAATTAGCCCGAACCGGCAGATCGGCGGTTGTGGCAGTTTGCGTTCCAATGCCAATCCGCACATGGCAGATATTGGAACCGCTATTCACCAGCCGCACGCTTTTGGAGATCGGGTCAATCGTGATCTCTGCCGATGCAACGGCAGGCGAAACAACCTGATTAGCGCCGCGTTTGGGATAGAAAGGTGCCCGAATGGTCATGTCTTTGTCCTTACGCCTTCATGATGATCCAGTTAGTGCCATCGGAAACAATCTCGGCCCAGTTGCCAGCAACGCCGGCAACAATCGCCGTTCCCGCCGCGCCACCAGCAAGCGGCACTACGTCAGCCGATGCACTATTGATGGCCTGAGCCTGAATGGTTTTCAGCACCACCACGCGCCCCGAATTTGACGACGCGGCCGGCAGCGTCACCACACAAGCCGAACCGGATTTATTGTTGATGACGTAATCTTCGGTTGCGGCAAGGCTAAAATCAGCGGTCTTTGTCACGGGCGCGGATCGGCGCAGCCCAGTTGTGATCGGTGCGGTCAACGTCTTATTGGTCAGCGTGTCGGTTGTCGCCCGGCCAATAAGCGTGTCTGTCCCAGTTGGCAGCGTAAGTGTGCCGGAATTGGAAATTGTCGCAATAACAGGCGCCGTCAGCGTCTTATTGGTCAATGTATCGGTTGTGGCACGCCCGACAAGAGTATCGCTTGAAGTCGGAAGCGTCAGGGTTCCGGTATTGCTGATCGTGCTGATCACCGGCGCCGTCAACGTCTTGTTCGTCAGGGTTTGCGCGCCAGTCGTTGTCACCACAGGCACGCCATTTGCCTGAACGGTCCCCGTTCCTTTGGGAATGAGGTTCAAGCCAATGTTTGTATCACTGCCCGTTGCGCTAAGGCTTGGCGCATTGCCAGCCGCCGCATTGGTCAACGTCACTTCATTCACCGCTGAAGCCGTGGCAGAAACACGCAACAATTCGTTGCCGTTCACGTCATTGATCGAAGTGGAAAGCGACAAGATCGAAAAACTGCCCGCCGTATTGCTTGATAGCGTATACCAAGTCGATTGCAGCAGATTGAAGCGGATGGTGAAAAACCCGCCAATGCCAAGCGCACCAGGAACCCCAAGCAACGTGGCGCCATTCCCGTTTACGGTAAGCGCCGCGATGCTTTGCGATGAAACCACAAGAATTTCTTGCCCATCAAAGCAGGATGCCACAGGCGGCAAGGTAATGGTGCCAGCCGCAAAAGCGCCAGTGGGATTGATGATCAGGAACAGGCTTTGCGTTTGCGCGCCAAGCTGCAAATTGAAGCCGCTTGAAGTCGGCGCGTTGATTTGCGTGGTGTAATCCGGATCGGCAAAATACGACTCAAAGAAGTCCAGCAGCGTCGAAAGGCTCGCGCGGCGCGTGTCACCCTCGCCCGGCGCATAAACCAAGATGTTATCGCCTGCGCTTAGGCTGTTGATCGCGGAAAGCTGGTTGATCTTCGGCATGGCGTCCCGTCCGGGTTAAGGTTCAAGCGGGCCATCAGGCCCCACCAAGACAGGATCAACCGGCCCCGGCATGAATGGATTGTCAGACACCCAAGGCCTATTGCCAGCACCCGCCGGCATGGTTTTGGGGAATTGCATTTCGGAAGGCATAGCAGCCCGCGCCAGCAGCGCCTCATAGGCCTGGCGGGCCGATGTTTTCACTTCCACCGCCACGGCCTTGCCATACGAAGGCGCAAGCCTAATCGCCAGATTTGAAACGATAGCTTCAATCGCTCGATCTGGAATTGAAGTTTCTTCATCAAGGCTGCTATCCTGCGGGTTGCGCGGCAATGGATACGCAATGCGAATGCCCTTGCTGTTCCATGTTGCCACCATGGAATCCATCCGGCGCAGCGCCGCTTCCATCTGTTCCGGCGTCAGGTCAAAAACATAGGCCGCAAGGCCCACTTCCTCAAACGCGGCATTGATCAGCTGGCGCTTGGTGTAACTCATGCCGGCGCCGCCATCTTGGCTTCAATTTCGGAAATCAGTCGCTTGTCTGACCATCGGCCATCTACCTTAATTCCAAGCTGATCGGCCTTCTGTTCCAATTCGGCGCGCGTCACTGGCGCATCATCGGCAGGCGCGGACGGCGCATCGGGCGGCGCAATTGCGCTGTCCAAGCTTTCATGCCAGCCTTCCGCTAATGCGGCTTCTAGCGCCTCGTCCGTGTCAACGCCGAGATAATCATAGGTAACACCCGGCGGGCCAAAATGCGCGCCAGGCACACGGTAAAGAATAGTTGGAAGAAGTCTCATTTTGCACCTTTCGGCGCTTTACCGGGCTTGCCCGCTTTCATGGCCGCAGTGCGGGCGGTATTCAACGAAATGGCAACCGCCTGCTTTTGCGGCTTGCCAGCCTTCATTTCCTTGCGGATGTTGCTGGAAATGGAAGCCTTGGAATAGCCTTTCTTTAACGGCATAGGAAAGCCTCCTGCAAAGGGTTAGGGCGGGCCGTGAAGCCCGCCCAAGTCATCACGCAAGGCGATAAGTGACGAAGGTATCCGCCGCCGTCTTGCGGGTCCGGAACCGCGCGGCAGAGCCGGAAGTCGCCGCAGTAGCAGCCGCCCCTACAATCGTGTGACCGGAAGCGCCCGCCGTCACGGTAAGCGCGAAAGCCGCAAGCGTAATCAGTGACCAATCGAAGGATTCATCAACCGCCATATTGGTGGCAAGGTCCATCGCGGCGCCGGTCGGAAGCTGGATATTCCGGCCAGTTGTCGGGGTGGCAGTCACCAGCCCAGTCAACAGATTGGCAGCCGTGAAAGCCATGGAACCGCCATCGGCAATCACGGCAGGCGTCACTTGCACCTGGACGTTCAAGCGGCCCTGCTGAACCACCGGATCAGTGCCAACCTCATAGAAGGCAGTCACGCCACCAGAAGCTTCAACGATGATGGTCGCGCCGGAAGAATACGGGCCAAACACAGTCTGGCCATTATTCACGGTGCCAATCAGCGTCACCTGATCCGGGTAATTCGGATAGCCAATCTTGCGATAGACCTGCGCCGAACCTTGACAGAATACCGCGATGCTTTCATTCGCGGGGATGGTGATATCACCAGAATTGCCCTGGGGCAGAACAAAACTCGACATACTCTTGATCTCCTTTTGCTATGCTCAGGTCTGGGAAAACATCATAATGCCGGACATTTCCGGCTGCTTATTCACCACGCCGTAGAGAGTATCCAAGCGATACTTGGTCTTTTGCGTGTTGATGTCATACTGCTTGGACATCACCAATTCGATGCCTTGGTCAGTCGAAGCGCGCATGACAGCGGCGCCGGCATCGCTCGGGATCGCCAAGCGGCCAGGCAGGATTTCCAGCGAATCACGATGCCAGAAGGGGTTCATGAAGTTGGTCACAGTATTCAGGAACACGATAGAAGCCGTGGCCGATGTGCTAGCAGCAGTGCAATTCTGATACTGCACTTCCGCATCCGTGGCACCCTGCGCCGTGATCATCGGCGGGGAAATCACCAGCGTCGTCGCGCTCGGCACGCTGATCACGCGGAAGGTTTTAAGCTGCCCCGTGCTTTGCTTGGTGATATGATGGACCGCTTCAATGCCCGCAACCGTGAAGGCATCGCCAGCCGCAACGGAAGTCGTGCTGGAAATCGTGATGGTCTGATAGCGGTTGTCAACGTTGCTGACTTCGCCGGTAGCCGCCACGGAGGTCGCCTTCGGCACATAGTAATTGCCAGCAGATGCGCGGGTGTCCATGGTCAGGCCAGCACCACCAGCAGCGGCAGTCTTGCGAAGCGCATAATCCAGCTTGTAGGTTTCGAAGCTGGCCACCGTGCCAACAAGGGCGCGGCGCAGCGCGTTTTCACTGGTCTGATTGCCGAAAGAACGGGTCACGGCCTGAAGGTTGCTGGCCATGCCGTTATAGTCGCGGGTGGAAAGCGCCAGATAGCGGTCATCCATCATCACGCCTTGCTCGTTCATGATGGCTTCGCACTGGGCAACGTCATCAAAACCGGAAGCGCCGGAAGCGCGCTTCACGAAAAGCGTGCCTTGCAGCGCGGCCACGTTCATGATCGCCACGTTGATGTCAGACGCCAGCTTTTGCTTGGCAGCATCGCCAAGGCGATTTTCCTGCAAAGCATCACGCAATTCGGTGCCGGTCATCACCCATGGCACGGAACGCTGAAAGCCAATCGTCGCCGGGACGGTAAGCTGGGTGTAGTCATCGAAATTGGCGGTCATATCGGTGCCAGCATAGCTGGTCGCGATATAGGGTTGCGGGCGCCAAATGATGTTGTTAGTGCGCTCCATCATCACCTGATCGGTGTTGTAGATCGCCACGTTGCTGGAAAGCACAAGCGCGTCCTGGAAGCCTTCCAGGATGTTTTCAAACGCGATGCGCTCTTCTTTGCTGAAACTGTTCGCCATGTTTCAAAGCCTCTGGGTTGAGAGATGGAAGAATTGTTGCCATGTCTCACCCATAAGGCCGGGCGGCTGCCGTTCAATGCCCTCTGCGATTTACGGCTCGCGACACCTGGGCGCCGGCAGATTACGCCAGCGCCCGGCTTGCCGTCAATTATTTTCTTGCGGCGGCGGCTTTCTGCCGTTTGTAAGCGATAACCTTAGTCATATCGCCAGTGCGGGAAGCTTCCTCGCGCAACCGTTCCAGGGTGCCATCGACGGCGCCGGATACGGACACGCCACCAATTGAACGAATAGGCTTTTCGGGCGCCGGCGGCGCCTTGCGGGGGGTAACTTTCAATTGAGCCTCCAATTTGGCAACGGCAAAGGTGAATTTCACGGGATCGGTGATGGCAGCCAATTCCTTGGCCTTGGCCGGATTGCGGCCCATGGCGTAAATCAGCAGCGCGGGGTTTTCGGCGCCAGCCACGATGATGCTTTGCTGGGGAACGCTAAAGGTTTCTTGCGCTACCGCCTCGGCATCTTCGTAATCCGGCACGCGCAATTCAGTTTTGGCCTTGGCATAGCCTTCAAGCTTGGCTTGCCAGGCCTTTTGCTGATCTTGCTCGGCTTGCAGCTGGCGGGTCACTTCCTCATCCGCCTTGCGCTTGCGCTCATACCAAGCCGTTAATTCCTTCTCATAGGCATCGGTGTCATAGTCGTGATCTTCCAGCGTTGGCTTTTTGCCGGGATCGGTTGCGGGCGGCGGGGCGGCTTCCTTTGCCGCCAGCTTATCCCGCAATTCCTTGATCTCGCGCTCTCGCTCTCGGTTGACGCGGCGCAATTCCCGGACCCATTCCGGGGCAGGGGTTGTTTCTTGAGGCTCCGGGGCGGGTTCATCGCCAATGGTGACGACTACCTCTTCAGGTTCCGGCGCCGGGGCATCTGCTTCCGGTGCTGGCGTGTCAAGCGGGGAAGTCTGATCCTCAATAACGAGGTCAGGCTCTTGTGTTTGCGTTTCGCTCATTCGGGGTTCCTGTCTCGCCCTTCATCGGCAGGGCGGGTGCCGTAGTCACTTCTTCTTGCGCGCGGCCCGCATGTTATCCACGAGGTTTGGATACGGGCGCCCGGCTTCCTTGGCCATGGCTTTCGCCGCCGCCTTCTGCTTGGGCGCCAGCTTCTTGTCGCCCTTGGTAGGGTCTTTGGTATTCCAGACGGGCTTTTTCATTTTGCCTTGTTCCTGTTGCTGATGGCCTTGGCCTTGGCCTTGGCGTCGGCTTTGCTGGACGCGCCCCAGGCTTGCAGGGATTTCAGAAGGCGCGTGGGCTTGCCTTCCGCGTCACGCTCCGGGCCGGGCATGTTGCCCATTCGCGCCAAAAATGAAGCCCGGCGCGGGTTATCGCCAGCCTTCACGGGCGCCTTCAAGTCCGAACCCGGATTGGCCTTTTCATAGGATCGGCGCCCGGCTTCATTCAGGCCACCTTTCGCGTTCTTCCCGGCCTTCCGGGTCCAAGCTGGCGATTTCATGCGATGCCCCTCAATGGAAAACAATCTCTTCGCCGTCATCCATCAGCAGTTGCATTGCCGCCATGACAGCCGCCATTTCCTCGCGCTCAAGCGCTTCCTGCCGGCGCTGTAGCTTGCGGCGGGCGGCCTGCAATTCGCCGCGGACCATATCGGCCACGAACTCGGGCGTAGCGCTCACGGGCAGCGCGATAGGCTCCAGGGCCATGCGCTCGCCTTCAATCTCCACCTCTGCCACCGGGACAGCGCGGCGCGGGCGCGGGGCGGGTTGCGCTTCATCTTCCGCCTCGGGCAAGGTGACGCTGGCAAGGTATCGCGCAGCGTCCTCTGCCCGGTCAAAGACCTTACCATCCACCATATAAACCGCGCGCTTGCGCCCGCGTTGCGCGTTGCCAGGTCCGCCACCGCCGATAAGCTGGGGCGGTGGCGGGGGCGCCCCTTGCGATTGAAGAAGCGTCAGCAGCGTCACGGTTTAGGCCGCTTGCAGCCTTACCAAGACCGCCTCGGCCTCGGCGATCTTCAACGTCAGGCTCGCCACCATTGCCACATCGCCAGCACTTTCGGCGCTTGCTATCTGCCCGCGTAAGGTGGCGATGCGGTTTTCTTGCAGCCGGATGTGTTCAGATAAATCGCTCATTCAAACCCCCTCACGCGAAAAACAAATCGCCGACAACATCGTTAACCCCCACCGCCGTTGCGTCAGCATCCGCCGCGCCGGTCACAATGGTCAGGCCGATGCCCGTGGCAAAGGCGATGCCACCCTCAATTGTAAACGTCACTGAATTGTTTGGCGGCAACGCAATGGTGCGCACCACACCAGAACCGGCGGTCGGCGTTGTCGTTTGATTGTGCAATTTCACATACCGATATGCCGCATTCGTGTTGGCCAGGCACCAGCCCAACACACGGCCTGCGCCTGCCTTGACCACCGTGGCATTGGTGGATGCCGCCGATACGATATGCGCGCCAGACGCCGCGCCGGTAGCGTTGGCGCGGTATTGCTGGCCGACATCACCAATAGCCGCCGTGCCTGCCACAAGCGCGGGCTGCGTAAAGGTTACGGTCGCTGTTCCCTGCACGGATACCGGGAGCGGCGCCGCCGCGCCAGTCGGGCGCGCGCCCGCGATATAGGTCGGGACGTTGGCGTTATCTTCAACGCTCAGGAAGCCAATCGTCCAAGTCGTGCTAGATGCTGGCGCCGTGGTGCCATTGAACGACCAGACATACAGATACAATTCGACATCATCATCGGGGATGTTTTCAACCCGGCTGGCGCGTGTGGTGACAGTTGGCACTGTGGCGGATGCGACCAAAACGTCAGACCAATAGATATTGCGTCCGTCCGCCGCCACGTTCATCACATGGCCGGTCGAAGCGGTTGTGTTGATGGTGGCTGCCGTGTCGCCGTTATTCCATCCCCGCCGTTGCGCGTCTATGTTTGCAACAGTAGCCGAAGTCCCCGCATAATAGGTGCGTATCCAATTCCAGCCGAACAGGTCCACCGTGCAAGAACCGGAAGCAGGCCAACCCGCGACTGTGAAGGTAATCGTATTCACGCTCGGGATCGAAGCGATAGCAGCACGCGTAGGCACGCCCGCTGCGCCATTGATGGCGCCCACAAACATGAATTGCCCGACATTTGTGGCCGTGAAGCCGTGCGCTACTTTGGTAACTGTGATGGACGTGGCGCTGTTGATCGTGCAGGCCAAACCTTCACCAATCATGTCGGCCAACATCACAACGAAATTGTTGTT